GGATGTTTGTACGTTGTCTACGATGAGCTACACAAAGGCAAGTCGTGGAAGCGGAAGAAGAAGTACCTCGCACCAGATGGTCAAGCCCGGTACATGTCCGCTGACAACCGAGCGTCCGCCGCGTGTGCAATCTCGCGCATGGCGCGTCGTCGCCTCGGCCTGACTGCGACCCTCATCCGCGATAGAGTGTCAGACCTCTGGGCTCAGATAGACCTAGTATCTCCTGATTACTTCGGTTCTAACTGGGACTTCATCCACCGCTACTGTGATGCAAAGAAGAGCCCCTTCGGTGGTCTCGATACTAGCGGCAGGTCCAATGTTCCTGAGCTCAAGGAGAAGCTACGCAAGATTGTGCATGTGGTCTCCCGCGAGGAGATGGCCCGGACTCTTCCCCCCAAACGACGGCAGCTTGTCTACCTATCGAAGGCGGACCAGACGAGACCGGCAGGGTTCGCCGAGGACATGAGGCGGGCAGCACGACAGGGAAGACAGGCGCTGTTCGAGATGAAGCTACTCGAAGCCGCTAGCCGCAAGCGCAACTGGATAGCCGAGACCGCAGCGGATGCAGTCGAGGCAGGGCAGAAGGTGTGTGTCCTGACGGGCCGCAGGAAGGACTGTGAGGCGCTCGCCAAGCTGATAGGCAAGAAGGCCAAGGGTACGCCTGTGTGGAGCGGACACGGGGGCGACAGCACCTCGTATCGAGACGGCATCGTCAAAGAGTACGCGGCTCACGATGGTGGCGCGGCGTTCGTCGGGACCACCGATGCGTTCGGCGAAGCCATCGACGGACTGCAGAACACAGACCTTGTCATCTTCGGACTGCTCCCGTGGACGCCGGGACAGATTACCCAGGCTGAAGGGCGGTTCAGCAGGCACGGCTCAACCAGGCCTGTGCTCTTGATGTACACCGTGGCGAGCGGGACTGCAGACGAAGCGGTCGCTGATGTACTGCTCAACAAGCTGCAGTCTGTCGAGGCTGTGCTCGACGACAAGGAGTCTGGAGAGGTGGCGAGCACTCTTGCCGGTGACCAGAACGAGGACGAGATCATAGCTTCAATCTTGAATCTCTGCTCTTGACATTCCCTTGACATCTTTGGCCCTCATATATGGGGGCGATTGATTATACTGTCTACGTCAGCAACGACGCTGGCTCCAACCATTGAGGACAATATGCAAGACGAACAACGAACAACACTAGCATGCCCTGGGGATGTCGGTGACGCCCTAATGGACTGCGGCCATGATGAGACCGCCTGTGAGGTCTGCGCGAATATCGTTCCCATCACAGACGCCCGACACGCTTTTCCGTGGTGGCGTCGTGGCGACGATGTCGTTCACTGTAAAGACTGTGTAGTTCAGTAACCATTCACCGGCCCCTTCGGGGGCCACAACCACGAGGGACAACATGCAACAAGGAAAGGCCAAACTCTTCAACGGTCGGAAGGACATCGACGGTTGCTTTCATCGAGGCAAGTCGGGTCGGAAGGCGCGGCAAGCTAAGGCGCACAAGCGAGCGATCGAGCGTCAGCTTCGACAGGCTTCTAAAGCGATGTGCCGAGAGGGGTACGGCTCATGAGCTACGATGCACACATCAGCGCATACGCTGCGCTCATCATCGACATTGTGCTAGACGCCACGAACGACATCGACGGTGCGCCCGATGCATGTGAGGCCGGTCCCATCGGACTGGGCCGCGCCGCAGAGTGGCGTGCTGAAGGTCAGCCCGATGGTGTGTACCACCAAGTGGAGGAACTGGTCCACGCGATGTGCTACGAGAAAAGCATCTACGGGTGGGGCTATCCCAAAGGTCCACCCACTTTTGCTCTCGCCCGATACGTCACCTACCTGATGATTCCTGACGGCGTGTGCACACTCTACCTCGCATACATGTCTAATGTTTTGTTGCGTTCTCTCGAACATTAGTTAAACCCCTCATGACCAAAGAAGGAGGACACCATGAGTAAGCTACCGTTTGTCTTCGGTATCATCTACGCCGCGCCCAAGAAGGGCAAGACCCTTGGGATGATTAAGTCGTTCCCCAACGACGCGCTCTACATAGGGCCAGTCGGTGGTACGTCGTGCGCCGAGTACATCGGCTACGAGCCAGAGACCTGGGTGGTCAGCCCTGATACTCGGGTTGCGAAACTGGTTGAGGTAATCAATCGGGCGTCTGCATCGGGCAAGTTCAAGGCGATCATCGTCGATGACTTCAGCCTCATCGCTGACTCCGAGCTCCATCACATTCAGAGTGTGCCGAAGAACGCTGGCTTCAAAGCGTTCGATGTTCTGAACAAGACCATGTACAAGCTGCGTGATGCAGCGCGTAACGCGAAGTGTCACGTCTTCCTGCTCATGCACGAGACCGCACCCCGTGAGGTCAGCAGAGATAACCATGTCGTGTTCATCCCCGGACACCCGTCCATCACAGGATGGAAGCTGCCTGAGAAGATACCTGCTATGGCAGACTTCGTGGTCCGCATCAAGCACGACCCGTATGCACTGAGCCAGTGGCCCTATGTGTACCAAGCCGCAACAACCCCGGAGTTTATTACAGGCAGTCGCTTCGCGATGATGCCTGACTATTCCCCAACAAACATCCGCGAGGTCATGCTTGCCACAGGTTACGACCTGCCTCGGCCCAAAGGCATGGAGTGGATGGACGAGCTCGCCGACACTGTGGCCGATAGCCTTACTGAGTACGGCGGCAAGGACAAGCGCGCTGTTAAGAAGTGGCTTGTCAAGAACGGGCCAGAGATGGCGCTAGCTTACGAGGGCAAAGACCCTCGACACATTCGCTGGGCAGTCAGCGATGGCATTGATCGCGCGGTGATTCGCCGCCATAAAACCAACCTGTTGGACGATTTTTTCGCCAACTTCTAGTAGCAAGGGAGAGTGAGATGGCTGTTATTTTCAGAGCCAAGACAGACGATATGACCGGCGGCAAGCTGGAGACCCGTGGCATCTACCAGGTTGAGGTCAAGAACCTCAAGCCGGAGGTGAGCAAGAGCGGCAACAACATGATGTCGTGGATGGCCGAGGTCACCGAGGGCGCGCAGAAAGGCAAGGTGTGCTACGGACGCATCTTGATTCCGACTGCGGAGCTCAAGTGGCCTCGCGCACGGTGGGTCCGAATGCTGGAGTCGTTTGGCTTCAGTGGAGAGGAGGCGCGGCAGATCATGAACGAGGGCTTGGACGACGAGAAGCACGTCATCGGTCAGCAGGGGTGGATTGAGTTCACCCCTCCGATTGGTGAAGGGGCGTTCGCGGAAGCGGAGTGGGTTACCGAAACACAGGCTGTGTCTCGCATCCAGGTCGCAGCCGAGGCTCGCGTGGCTAGGGCGGAACTAACGCCTGACGACGACATGCCGTTCTAATCATCTTGGGGCGTCCCAATCTTGGCAGTGGTGTTGTCCTTTACGCTGCTAGGTAGGAGGCTGGTTACCTTTCGAGGGGCGTCCCATTTATCTCAAGCTGGGGTCTTTGCAGGCTCTACCCTCGAACAGAGTTAGGGCAGGTAGTTTGAGTTGTTTGCGCCTGTCCGCGCAGAGGCCCCCGCTTTTGGAGAAACCATGAACTGTTTATTTTGCGAAGACACCGAGCTCATCTGGGGCGGAGACCACATAGCAGAGGGCTCTACGATATATGACACTGTGACCAATCTGACCTGCACTAAGTGTAGCTCGCTGGTCTTGGTCTACTCCGGGGTAAAGACGGGAGAGCCCCCTGCATTTATTACACTCGACCCACCTGATGAGTGAGCTGACCGTTCCCGAGACTGCCGCGCTAGAGCGGCTGTTGTTTGAATGGGAAGTCCCGGCGGCGGACTGCACCCCAATGGAGCGGGCAGGATTTGCGGCACTTAAAAACAAGGGCAGAGTAAACCTAGAGGACGGCAAGTACACCGGCCTAGGGTTCACTGGCCCCGATGAGTTTGACTCTTGGTTCCAATGGTTTGATAGAGTGCTGGGACTTGACGACGACGTCCCTCAAGTAGGTGGTGACAATGTCCTTTGACAAAGCTAAATGCAATAACTGTCCGCTCCGAAAATACTGGCAGTCCGAGGGGCGATGGCGTCGTGTGGACTTTCTGCACAACGATTCCGCCGTACTCGTGCTCGGCGATGCGCCATCCAAGCAGGCGTCTGCATTGAGCAGAGCGTGGGCAGACGAGCACGGTGTCGCCATGAAGGACGCCTTGGAGTCAGCTCGTGTTAAACCGCACAACGTAGACTACGGGTATGTAGTCGGTTGTCGGTGGCCGAAGGACAACCCGAAGATGTTTCTCCAGTTACTGAAGAAGCGTAACCGGAAGCTGAAGTCGGAGGGCAGGCCTCTGGAGATGTCTCCGATCGAGGCATGTCGAGGCCATGTTGAGGAGGAGCTCAGTCGGTACGAGACCGTCATCACCTGCGGGCCGTTAGCAGCCAAGGCTGTACTGCCTGGCAACCCGTCGCTGGAGGCTGTCAGAGGTGGCCCTACGGTCTCCGGTGGCCTCAAGGTTCTACCTACCTACCATCCGTATCAACTCAACGCGCAGCCGCATCTGAGGCCCGTGCTGCACAGTGATGTCCAGAAGGCCATTCGCCACCATCGGGGACGGTTGAACTGGGAAGACCCCATCGTTCATTACAATCCTACCCCAGATGTAGTGCGGGCATTTTTCTGTCGTGCTCAGAAAGAAGATTGGTTGTTGACGTATGACGTGGAGACTGACGCAATCGACGCCCTGACCGCAGGCTTGAGGTGTATAGGCATAGGAACTGAAGATGAAGTTTTACTGCTGGGGTTCCTAAGTATCGACGGGGTCACAAGATTATACTCGCCGGAAGATGAGAGGGTGATAAAAGACCTGCTCCGCGAGGTGTTTGATGAGCAATCTAAAGTTCGGATTTGTGGTCACAATGCAGGTTACTTTGATCGGCTTGTTGTGGAGCAGCATCTGGGTGTTACCCCTGCACCAGTTGTAGATACGCTACTGCTCCACAAGCTGGCGGCGTCTGAGTATCCGCACGGCCTCGGCTTTGTTGGCTCGGTGTATACCGACGTGCCTGCATGGAAGGCTGACCACGCGGGCGTGACCGCCAAGACAGACGAGGAGCTCCACCAATACTGCGCCACCGACGTGGCTGTGACTGCCCGGATTGTGCAGCCTTTGCTCGACAAGGTTCGAGACCGTGGGCAGACCGGATTGATTGACATCGACCACCGCATCCAGAACTTATGTGTTGGTATGCGGCGGATGGGCATGCGCATTCATGAACCCACTAGGCTCAAGCATCTCGAAAAGCAGAACGAGATTGCATTTAAGTGGCGTAAGGAACTGCAGGTAATCCAGCCTGGCGTCAACCCCAACTCTCACGCCCAGCTACGTCGGCTGTTGTTCGACAAGTGGGCGCTGCCTCCGCACGACTACACACTGTCGGGCGAGCCTTCGACTGACGCCGCCTCTCTCCGCGTGCTGTCGGTCAACCCTTTGGCGGACGAGGAGCAGCTCGCCTTCATACGGGCGCTTCGATTCTACCGCCGAGCGGAGAAGCAACTCTCCACATACATACGAAACTTCAGCCCTGATGGAGGCCACGTCAAAGATGGATACGTTTACCCTGACTATAAGTCGCACGGAACAGTTACCGGAAGACTCTCTTCTGCTAACCCTAACTTCCAAAACATACCCTATAACCTACGCGATATGTACATCCCTCCAGACGGTTGCGTCTTCGTCGGTGCAGACTATGATCAACTCGAACTACGCTTCGCGTCCGCGCTGGCACAGGCCCAGCACTACCTCGACGCCTTCGAGAAAAAAGAGATTGACCCACACAACCTCACCGCAGACCTCATGTTCGGAGACGTCTTCTGGAATGCGGAAGGTGCGCCGGATACCAAGATGGGCAAGGGCAAGGGCCAGTTCAAGCAACTCCGCAACCTCGCGAAGACAATCTGCTTTGCCTCGCTATACGGCGCGTCCGCTCCTAAAGTTCACGAGATAATCCAACGGGCAGAAGACGACGACGGCAATATGCTGTACGCCCACTACGACCTACGCCAGATTCGCGTACTGCATCGACGGTGGAAGTCCCAAGCCCCGGAGTTCGAGGCGTGGTGGAAGAACACTCTCGACCAGTTCAAGAACTTTGGTCACACTGCCGAGTGCGTGTGGATGCGCCGCCGCTACTTTGCGGAGGAGGACTACAACGCCATCCTCAACTTCGGCGTGCAGGCAGGGGGCTTTGCCGTGGTTGGCATGTCCATGCTGGAGTTAGTGGAGAAGCATATCCCCTTCGACTTCGACAACAAGATAGGGTTGGTCAACCAGCTACACGATGCTGTGCTCTTGTCGGTCCCAGAAGACAGGGCGCAGGAGGTCAAGCAGATCGTTGACGAAACCTTGACACGCAAGGTGGATGGTCTNGAC